CCCTTGAGCAGGGGTTGCAGAAGAAAGTATCCCAGTTTGTCCACCAGAACCACCTCCGCCCCCGCCCGGGGTGTTGCCTCTAAACCCTGAAGCACCTCCAGCACCACTAGAGCCTTCTCCAAATATCCCTACACCGCCGCCACCTGATCCGGCTGGGCCGCCATTGTCATTGGTACCGCCAGCGCCACCTCCAGCCGAGCCACCTGATCCAGCAGACCCTGCAGTCCATATACCACCAGCAGCGCCGCCAGCACCAGAGTATCCCCCTGCGCCTCCGCCCCCTGCACACTTATTACCAGTACCGTCACCGCCATTCCCGCCGCCATCGCCTGTGCCACCAGCACCCCCAACCCTATATGTACCGGGGTAAACACCACCCCCGCCATTTGCCACAACAACAGTGCCATCAAACGTACTATCACCACCATCTGTGGAGTTTAAGTTATCAGGGTATGTTGCGCCTGCACCTTTTGCCCCTGCCACAACCGTTATGCTAGAGCCAGCAGTTACACTAATGTTGTTCTTATATCTTAATTCTCCGCCACCACCGCTGCCGATCCGACTGCCTCCGCCGCCGCCACCTACAGCGACAACAGAAACACTTTCAACTCCATCAGGGACAACCCAAGTATAGGTTCCCTCAGTAAATATAGCTTCACCCGGGCCTCCACCCGCTGCAGCAGCCATCATTAACTTTTTAATGTTACTCATTCTATGTTATCCTAAGTTTTTTCCTGCTGTAAAGCCATACCAAGTGGTTCCACCATCATGTGTATAAAACACAAACTGATCCACAGCAGATGCCGTGTCTGTTAGAGAAGGGGTAATTGATTGAGTCCAGTCTACACTTGTAGGCCATGTAACAGTATAACCACTAGCACTTGCATCTTGTACAATCTTCAATGAGAAACCGTAAGCTGTACCGCTTGCAGGTGGATTGCTAAAGGTGAACGTAGTGTTCTCACTTAGTGTGTGACTAAATACGTTACCTGTTTCACAGTTAATCGTAGTGCTATTGCTTGATGATGTTACAGCAGCAAATGTTTCATTATAGGAGTCTACCAGAAGTTCACCAGTGATGTCAAGATCACCAGTGATGTCAACATCACCAGTAATGTTAACATCGCCTGTGTAAGAACTCAGGTCTATACTAGAAAGTTTTGTATCTAGTTGTGTCTGGATGTTAGACGTTACGCCGTCTACGTAGTTAAGCTCTGTTGTGCTTGCTGTGATACCATCTAGTGTGTTTAGTTCAGCAGTTGATAAAGTTGCACCATCAAGAATGTTTAGCTCTGCACCCGTAGAAGTTACTGCCGTACCACCTAGAGTAACACCAGTTGTAGTGATAGTAATGTTAGAAGAGCCATCAAAGTTGGCTGCACCTGATGTTACACCTGCAATAGCAATTGTACGTGCTGTAGTTAACGCATTTGCTGTAGACGCAACACCGACAACTGTAGCATTAATACTGCCATTAACTGTAAGATTACCTGTAACTGTACCACTACCAGACACAGCCAAAGTACCAACGTTAGCTGTATCAATTGAAGCAGTATCAATGTTAGCTGTACCGTCAATGTACGCATTACGCCACTCACTGCCAACAGCACCAAGGTCGTATGAATCATCTACAGATGGAATAAGGTTAGACGCAACATCTGCATTTACTGTCACCGTATCTGTAGCGGCATTACCGAGAGTTGTGTTACCATTTACAGTAAGATCACCTGTATTAGTTTGATTACCTGTAACCGCAAGTGTGCTAGACAGTGTTGCTGCACCAGTTACATTTAGTGCACCACCAATAGTGGCTGCATCACCTAAGCTAAGATCACCTGCTAAATAAGCATCTTTATACTTTAGGCTAGATGTACCAAGGTCTACCGTGTTAGTTGTCTTAGGGCGCAGTACAGCAGAACCTGCTACAACATCCTGTGACGGTCCAATAACTGTAATGGGCGCACCTTCAGATGTAGTACCATCATGCGTGTGGCCTGTACTAGCATTAAAGGCTGATTCAACAGCGTTAAATTCATTGTCTAGGTCATCAGCATCAATAACATTACCATTAGAGATGTTATTGGATGTGTCTGCCCTTACATAACCTGTACCCATGAGTTTTCCTTACTTCCTATTGTTTTCAGCAAATTCAAGTATTGCTGTGTCTAACAAAAATGCTGAATTAGAACTATCATCGTCTATTCTTAGTGCTATGGTATTTCCTGAGCCTACAATATTATTGTTAAAAGACTGTGTTCTAGGTTCACCATATGATGTTGAGCCAAAGCTAGTTGTATTATTACCGTAGAAACCACCACCACCTGCTTCTGAAATAATACTAAAAATAGAAGGCTGTATCTTTTCTCGTGCGCCTTGATTATATTTTATACCCGCCTCAATGTTAACAGCACCAAACGGCTTAATGTACAAATCAAGTTTATAAAATGTTTTACGTTTTTGTGGGTCCGTAACAGGCATATAGGGCGATTCATAGATTGCATGAATTGTACTACCATCCCGTGATGTACCACTTTCCATACGGTATACATAACCGTCATTATTAGAAAATACTACATACTCATTATCGCCAATATACTGTGAATCAGCAATGTATACTTTATAACCTTTTGTTTCAGCCCACTGAAAGCCTGTACCACCTTGGTCAATAAATTTAGTACCTAGCACACCTTTAGCAATACCAACCTTTTCACCGCCCACATAACCAAACATACGATACTGTGCTTTACCACGAATAACTGTACTTGAAAAGTTTTGTGCGTAACTTTGCAATTCAACTACAGTAGGACGTATGTTCTTGGATGCTACATCAATACCAAAGTCACCAATGCGTTCTGTTGAGCTTAATGTACGTAGTCCATCTGGACCAAGGAACATAATATCAGAACCAACTTCTTGAATTGTGTCAGCACTTAAACAACCAAGGTCTTCTGTAATTGAACTAAGCGTAAAGTCAGCTGCGCTGTTGCCAGTTAGCCGCATAATCTTATCACGACAAAATACTACTAAAGAGTCACGATAAACTTTAAGACCTGTTATTTCAGAGTTAAGTCCAATGCTACCCGCACCATTAGCAGGATCAAAGTCTGTGTCTGCATAAGGCGCAGTAAATACGAGCTCAGTACCTACCCCAAAGAACAAAGTACTCTTAAACAGTTCTACTGTACTTGCACCCTCAACCGCAGTATTACCTGTGCCACTATTGGTAATGTATGCCATGCCCTGTGTACTATCAGTATAATATGCAGGGTAGTTTACACCGTCAACAAATACAATCTTTAGTGCATTATTAAAGTTATAGCTTACATGACGTGCTTTAGCAAAAGTTATATCTGCAGCAGTTACTTTAGATGCCCAAGCAGGTGTACTATCCGTTGTATTAATTAAATAATATACACCACTACGTGCAGCAATAAACCGTTCTTCATCTGCATTTTCAACAACAGCAAGGGCTTGTGTTATACCACTACCAGTTAGTTGTGCGTCATCTAGTTTAGTATACCCTGCTACTTTACGATAGCCACCATCAAGTGAAGGCTCAAAGTTCTGCAAGATAAATGCAGAACCTACAGCGTTAATACCTTGTTGCAAGGGGCTAATGTTAGTAACCAACCCACCTGTAAATTGTACAGGAAATGTGGACCAAGCTGTAGTCATACGTTTATACTTTCAATAAACCAAATGTATTTGGGTTGCTATACCTTACTGTAGAACGTACATAGTCATATCTATTAATGTAAATGCTACGCATAAATTTAACACCCTGTTCAAACTTCTGTTGAGACAGTTGGGCAGATTGGTTATCACCCCTAAACTGATACGCATAAAACATAGCACCGTCAGTGATTACGTGTTTAAACTCTGCTGGTACTGTAGGTACATCATCTTGTAATTCTAAATCTACAGGATTACGATAATACTCATACACTAACTCGTATGCTTTATCAGGAGTAGGAAATATAATAAACTCTTGACTAGGTGTTCTACTTACGTATCTTGGTTTACTTCGTATACCTGTATCAGGATTATACTCGTAGTCAGAATACTTGTCAAGGTATTCTTGGTATGCCATGCTCTGTAGTTTGGTAGTTGCGATATTTAAGTCACTGTTACGTTTGATACGGAAGCTATCCATATTGATTGTTTTAGCATCATAAGGGTATCCGTAACGTGTTACACCAGCAGTAAGGACTTCCTCTTCCTCTATATGATTCCAAGGCCATTCAAACTCTTCGTGATTGATGTGACGAATAGCACTATTAACAGCATCTTTAGCAGTATTGTAGTAACCACCAGAAGTTGCAAAGTTAGCACTTGTAAGTTCTACTTCGTTAAGCCTACGGTTTACATCATTGACAAGTCCAAGAAAGTTATATGCCATTATTTTTCCTTTATTCGTAAGGATATAGTACGTTCAAAAATCAAACCATCATCTGTGGTAATAGTACAATAAAACTTATATTTAATATTATTTGTACCCAGTCCAATACGTGCCGTTGCAACTGTGCTAGTATTAGTAGCAGATACTAATTGAATACCATAAACAATAGGCCCACTGGTAACTAATTCAGTTTTATTTCCATCGGCATTGTCAATAGACCAAGTAACTGTATTAATGGCAGACGGTGTAATAAAACGTGACCAGTCTACACTGTAGTCAATTAATTCGTCTGGGTCTTTATTGGGCCACTTTAATGCCATTGCATTTATTCCTATTATGCTGCACGAACATATGATGTAGTTCTGCCATTAGAGGCAGCAAGTACATATACTGTACGTTGTCTACTATAGTTATCTTTAATTGCTTCATAGTCAAACTGTACAGTATCAATTGTTTCATTACCTACAGTAAATGTACCCTGTACGCCTGTTGGTACTACTACAGCTTTACAGTCTAGTGTAACCGTATTAAAGGCTGTTGTACCTATAACACCAGTAATACTAAATACTGCCTCTGCGTCAATGATAACTTCGTCACCATCAACCAGAATAGAGTCAGTGATAATGTCACCTTCTACCCCTACAGGAAGTACAACAGACTTAGCTACTACAGTTACAGTATTTACCGCACCAGTACCCGCAACACCTGTAATGCTAAACACTGCTTCTGCGTCAATGATGATCTCATCGCCAGACACGAGTGGGTCATCAGTGATAATATCACCTTCTACACCAGTTGGTGCAACCACAGCCTTAGCTACAATAGTTACATCATCTACTGCACCAGTACCTGCTACACTGTTTGTAGTAAAGACAACGCCTGTACCGCCTGTAGCTGTAACTGTGTTAGCTGTTCCTGTAGCAGATACACTTGCTGGTGTAAGCACTGCCTCAGCTTGAGGGGTAGGTACACCAATAGCACCATCACTTTGTGTGCCTACAAGATCAATATTAGTACGTGAGCTAACGTCAATGCCTGTGTCTACTGCACCTGTACCTACTACACCAGTAAGCGTAACTGTAATGTCGGCCTGCTCATAGCTCTCACCAAAGGTAGCTACGGAGAAAGGATTAGTTGAGTAGGCCATGCTTTACTCCTTATGCAGCAGCATCACTTGAGAGTACACCGTACCAGTTTGTACCACCATCACGTGTATGGAAGACCAACACATCAGTTTCACCACTTGCAGGAGCATCTGGGGCTGCACCACCTGCCCACTTAACTGAAGCAGGCCATGTGACTGTTGAGCCGTTGCCTGTGAGTTGTAAGATGAAACCTACTGAACGCCCTGATGTTACACTACCGAATGTAAAGGTTGTGTTACCTGACATGGTAAGGCTAAATGCACCTGCATTGTCTGCATCAGGTGCAGGAGAAGTGCCAGATAAAGCGTCATAGTCTTCTTGTAGGCTTTCCGCAGAAATAACACCAGAAGCATTTAAAGTACCTGTTAAAGTAAGCGTCCCTGTATAAGTATCACTTGCATCACTTCGTAAATAACTTGCACCATTAACACCATCTAACAATTCACTATCTGCTGCTTTTGCAGTAGTGCCTAGTTTACCATCCAATGCAGTCTGCAAACCATCTACGTTTGAGATAACGTGGTTGTGGCTGTCGTCTGCTACAGTGACAGTAAGTGTAGCATTGCCAAGGTTAGTGAACGTAGCACTACCAGACGCATCACCAGAAAGCGTCAATGTAGGGTCAGCAGTTGCTGTAGTAGCAATAGATACGTTGCCCAAGTTAGTCATCGTGGCAGAGCCAGTAACTGCACCTGTCAGTGTAATAGTCGGATCATTAACGTTAATGTCTAACGTACCATCCGTGTCTTGATAGGTAACGCTTACACCACTCTCGCTATTACCTGACCACATACCGCCTGCAATATCTTGTACAGACTCAGTAAAGTTGTCAATGTTAGAAGTAGTATGATTATGACTATCATCTGCTACAGTGACAGTAAGTGTGGCGTTTCCAAGGTTTGTAAATGTAGCAGAACCTGATACGTCACCATTAAGTGTCAGAGTTGGATCAGATGTAGCAGTAGTAGAGATACTAATATTACCAGAACCATCAAAGTTAGCGTTGCCTGTGACAGCACCAGTGACAGCAATATTACGTGCGGTTGCTAATGTGCTTGCCGTACTTGCGTTGCCACTAAGAGCAGCAGTAACTGTACCAGCACTAAAGTTCCCTGATGCATCACGAGCTACAACTTTAGATGCCGTATTGTTAGGGGTAGCATCTACGTTAATTGTAAGTGCGGCACCTTCTGATCCTGCGGCACCACCTGTAATATAGCTACCTGAAGCTACGGACTGAACATAATTACCTGTAGTATCAGTGCTTAGTGCTACAGAGTTAGCTGCAATAGTAGTAGTAATAGAAGCATTACCTGTACCATTAACACCTGTAACGCTACCAGTGACATCACCTGTCAAACTAATAGTGCGTCCTGTAGCCCAAGCTGTTGCAGTAGCTGCATTGCCTGTTGTGTTTTGATTACCTGTAGTATTAACGCCGGGAAGGTTAATGCTTGCTGTACCATCAAATGATACACCACCAATGTTACGTGCTGTCTCAAGGGCAGTAGCTGTATCAGCATTACCTGTTACATCACCAGTGACATTACCTGCCACGTTGCCTGTTAGGGCTGCTGCCACACTATTAAATGTTACATTAGAGGTTGTCTCTACAGCCTGACCAATGTTAATGCCTGTACCATCTACAGTAACACCTGTACCTGCATCTGCTGCAAAGACAGTACCCGTAAGTGTAATACCATTACCTGCACTATAAATAGAAGTCTCAGCTACTTCTGAAAACACAATGTTAGTTGTACCAAAGGTAATTGTACCTGATGTTGTCATAACATCTAAGTGGCCTGCGTTAGTATTACCTTCTTTAATAAAGAATGCATCACCTTCACCAAGTGCATCACCATCTGAAACAGCATAGCTATCTGCATCCGTAGCACGAGTAAGAACCCAGTTAGTAGAACCAGAACCAATGTTTGTTACAGTGTAGACACCGTTTTGAGTTTGATTTGTTTGATTAGATACAAGTACACGATCAGCAGATACCATAGTAATGCTATCAAGAACAAGTGCTGCTTGTGTACCTGAGTTAGTAAGTGTAGCACCTACACCTGCAGTACCATTATTATAGGTTGCAGTAAGATTGCTAGGATGTTCAACACGTACAGGTGGATGATAGTGAATACCAGCTGCTGCAATCGTGTCAACATACTGTTTTGTTGCAGCCTGTAGTGAGCTTTGAGGATCACGAGTAAGAGCAAGATCACCATCAGCATTAAAGAAGGCAGCTTTACCTGCAGGCTGTGTAATAAACACCTCAGACTGTGCTGTAAGACTAACGGCACTTCCTGAGTTAGAACTTGCTAAAATGGTAGTACGAGCTAGGAGTGATGAACCTTCTGTCCATGTACCTAGCCCGACTTCCCATTCATTAG